CCTCAAGTCCTTAGAATGGACACAGACTCCCCAGAATTCAAAAACTGGTTCGGAGATTCCAAAATTGTTGATGAAGATGGGAAGCCTCTTGTTGTTTATCATGGGAGTCCAAGGAAGTTTGAAGCATTTAAAGAGGGTTTCGCTATAGGCTTAGGTGACGGAATCTATTTCTCTACACTTAAAGAAGATACTCTTGATTTTGGTGAGAATTTATATGAAGTCTACCTTTCACTTCAAAATCCATTAGTTCTATCTGATATTCCAGAGATGGGATTAAAGAGAAATAAGCCTAATGAAAAAGCAATTAAATCCACAAAAGTCTATCAAGATGGGCTTGGTAAAATGGATTGGGATACAGAGGAAATTATAGAAGAGGGCAAATGGTACGACTACTACGATTTTTTAGAAGTCGATTCAGAAGACCCAAGCCCCATGAATGCGATCGCGCGTGAGTTAGGTTATGACGGAATAATTGCTGGGCCTGGAGGAAATATTGAAGGTGTTGAAATCTTAGCCTTCGAACCCACCCAAATCAAATCAGTAGACAACATAGGCACGTTCGATCCGACTGACGCAAACATTTACAAACTAGACCTAGACACAACAGACCCTACACAAGTCTACTATGATACTGTTTCTCCTGAAGGTGTTAGAAAAGAAATGGAGAAAATGAGGCGTGTAGTTCTTGCAGTAAAGCAAGACAATGATTTGTTTGAAAAGATAGCTAATGTTTGGCCTGATAAAGCGCAAGCAGAAGCCTTGATTCTTGCAGAGGCTCCAAACAAAACACCAGAGATTGCCCAAGGTATGATTGCTGAATTGGACGCAGAAGTTAAAGCGACAACAAGAGCAATGCAAAAAACTGAAGTAACCTACACTGATGCACTAGCGCAAGCAGTAAAAAACATTGTTGAAGGTAATGACCTAAAAGCTAAGGAAGAACAACTTAGGCAATTGATTAGCCTTGAGAAGAGAGTAGAGGCATACAAAAAGATTAGACGTTCAAAAGATACTTACCAAGGTGTTTATGGAATCCTTACAGGAAATTACGATAACGCTGAGAATGGGCGCATATCAATCGAAACTATACAAAATAGAAACGTGTCAAGAATCATGGGAGGCTTTGTATCTGACTTGAGAACAAGACAGTTATTTGATTTGTTTCAGAGTAGAGATTCAGAAGTTTATCTTGCTCAAGCTTTGCTTGCTTTAGGTGAGAATGATACCAATGCACTTAGAGCGATACCCAAGGACATTGTTGAGATTGCTGAACTTGTTTTGAAGTATCAGGAAGAAACCAGACGCATGATGAACGAAGGCGGTGCAATAGTTCGCAAGCGTTCAGACTTTATTGCTTCTCAGTCTCACGACATGCTGAAGATTAAAGCTTCATCTCCTAAAGATTATATTTCATACCTCAGAGAAAGACTGGATCTTGAAAAGACTTTTGGAGCTGGTGCGAGTGATGAACAAATCAATCAAGCTCTTCTCTTTGTTTATCAGAATTTTGTTTCTGGAAATTTCATCAAGAATACTGGCGAGGCTTCAAGCGGTAATGTATTGCCTTCGGGGATTGGCAGGAAAGTCAGTCACGCAAGAAGCCTACACTTTAAAGATGCAAGAAGTTGGGTAGAGTATCAAAATACTTATGGAGTAGGAGACTTACATACAAGCATTATCAACGGCTTAATAAAAGGCTCAAAGGCTGCTGGAATTATGGAAGTTCTAGGGCCAAACCATAGACAAGCTTTCAAGTCTGTAATGGATGGAATCAATTTAAAGCTGAAAAGGCAAAACAAGTTCGATCAAATGGAGCAACTGAAAAACAGGGCTGGAAGATTCGAATGGATTATGGACGAACTGGACGGTTCTGCAAATATCCCTGTAGACGGCTTCTGGGCGAAAGCTTTATCCATTGCAAGAACTCTTGAAACTCAGAGGCTTATGGGGGGCGTGGTAATGTCACAGCTTGGTGATTTGGCTGTCGCTGCTTCAGAGTTGAAGTATCACGGTGTTGATCCATTCTCACGCTATACTATTCCTATCTCTAATATTGTTTATTCTTTACCCGGAACAAAAAAAGCACAGAAGGAACTTGCGGAAGCAATCGGCATTATTCCAGAAGCAATCATGGGTGACTTGCTAGAGCGTTTTGATAATGTTGAGATACCTGGAAAGCTTAACGAGTTGACAAACATATTCATGAGAATGACAGGGATGAATGCCTGGACTGACGGACAACGGGCAGGACTTGGACTTGCTTTATCAAATATCTATGCAAGCATGGCTTCACAAAGTTATTCAAATCTTCCAAAGGGAACCAAGATTCTTTTCAAAAAGTATGGAATAAGTTCTGGAGTTTGGGACAAAATTAGAAGTGCAAAGCTTGACGAGATAGACGGGCGCAAATATCTAAATCCAAAGGAAATAGAAAAGATTGATTTCAATGCAGCGCAAAAGTTTAGAACTTTCCTGATGGATAGATTGTATCAAGGGGTTCTTCAGCCAGACGCATACACAAGGACAATCACTACAGGCGGTGGCAAGAGGGGTACTCCATCGGGCGAAATATTCAGAACAATGTTTCAATTCAAAAGATTCATGGCTTCTATGTTTACTCAGGTATGGGGCAGGGATTTAGCTATCGGCCAACAAGCAGGTTTTGGGAAATACGGTGGTATAGGTGAATTGTTTGTTATGTCTTCTTTGCTTGGTTTTATTTCCTACTCAATGAAAGAGATTGCAAAAGGCAGGGAGCCAATAAACCCATTAGAGAATCCAGGCGGTGCATTAGCTGCTGGTGCTTTGCAGGGTGGTGGAGTTGGGATATTTGGAGATTTTATTTTTAACGATGTCAACCGTTTTGGGGTATCATTACTAGGTACAATGGCAGGGCCACTACCAGGTAGGGTCGAGCTTTTTGTTAAACAACTTCACAAGGTAAAGAATGGGGAATCTAGTCCTGAAGAGTTGGCTTTGTTTGGGTTTAATCAAATGAATGTTTTGAATCCATTATTAGTAGGTAGGGGGGATGCAGCTTTTAAGGCTGCTGCTGCAATCAATGCAACAAATCTTTTTTATATTCGGCCTGTTCTTAATTACTTAGTTCTTCACTCGTTACAAGAGGCAGCGAACCCAGGATACTTTAGAAGACAAGAAAGAAGGCTTAACAAAGAGGGAAGAGATTTTCTTGTCAGACCATTATAGGGGAAATGAAATGACAGTATCAAACAGCACATACAGAGTCAGCTACAACGGTGACGGGAGCACGACAAGCTTCTCGATACCGTTCTACTTCATTAACAATTCTGACTTGTCAGTAACAAAGCAAAACACAGACGGTAGTGAAACTACTTTTGTTCTTGGTTCTGATTACAATTTAACGGGGGCAGGTGATTTAGCTGGTGGGACTCTTACCACTACCGGGACTCTAGCCAGTGGTGAGAAAATTACAATTGAAAGAGATGCACAGTTTACTCAATCAACTGACTATGAGCCGTTTGGGAGATTCCCTGCTGAGACTCTGGAGCAGAACGTCGATAAACTTACAATGCTTGCACAGCAAGTAAAAGCTTTGACAGATAGAGCTTACCTTCTTGATAGAACTACTTCATTTTTAAATTCTTCCATTGAAGAGCCTGTTCCTGGGTCTTATTTGAGATATGATGCTAGTGGTAATATTATCAATGGTGGATCAACTGTAACCAGCACCAATAATTATTTGTATCCTGATTCTGATGCTGTTTCCCGTTCAATAACAAACAAGTTTGCAGACATTATCAGCGTAAAAGACTTCGGGGCTACTGGGGATAATTCAACCGATGATTCAGTAGCTATCAGAAATGCTTTTGATGCTTTGACTGATGGGGGAATGATCTACTTTCCTCCTGGTCGGTATGTTGTTAGCCCCACTAATTACACTATTGATGAAACCTCAGTTGGTGGGAATGCCGGGGAAACTTATAGTGCTATTGTTCGGATTGATGGCAAAGATAATTTTGCAATTGAAATGGCTCCCGGTGCTTTTCTTGTTGAGGCTGGAACTCCTGCAACTATTTATCATGGTTTCCTTCTTTCCAACTGTACAAACTTTCATGTTAAAGCGAACTTCTATGGAGCGTCTGTTTTGACTGATGCAATGGTAGCAAGCACAAATCCATTAGATACCGCTGGGTGTGAACTTGTAACAGTTCTTTTCAATTGCTATCAGTTCAAGACTGAGGGTATTGCATACGCTGCAAGGAGCCACACAGATACAAAGTCGGGCTCCCCTTCTGATGGGAACCAGTGGAATGATGCGAATATACCGAGTAGCTTTCAATGCAATGTTGTGGTAAAGAATTGTAAGTATGGCACAAGGTTCTCAAGGGCTAGAAATACTATTGTTGATATCTCAGGAGATAATTGCAAAAGAACTTACAGGCTTGACTCAGGAGAGAACCACCAAGCAAGGGTAAATCTTTCAGCAAGGGATATGTTCTCTTGGGACGCAGGCACATGGGGTGTGCTTGCTCAAGGCGTTTCAGGTTATGACTTAGAAAACTTTACCCTGGACTATAATTGCCACTCAGCAGATTATCTAATCAATCTTGAATGTGACGGTATAAACTCAGATGTTAAGCACGTTTTTATACGGCTTAATTATTTCAATGATAATGCTAGTGATAGTGGAGAAGTTATAAGCCTATTCAATGGTGCTACAAACAACACAACAGGGAACAATAACACTTGGAAAAATATCACCATTTCAGGGAACATTGTAACTACTGCCGAGAACCCTATCAGGTTGAGCCCAGCACCAAGCACAAATACAACAGACACAAGCTGTAAAATTGAGAATCTGACTTTTATAAATTTGAATAT